CAATTTTTGGAAGCAAAGCCAATCAAGCTATAACATTGGGTAGAGATCAAGTTGAAAGATTACCTCATGATTTGGTTCATGCAATTATTAGTGAGACCCCCCCTAAAATGATTCAAGGTTTCACTCCTGATATTGTTTTTAATGATGGGTCTTTTTTAGAAATAGCAACAACTAAATCTATTAATCAACATGCTTTAGAAGATATCCTATTAAAGAAGATCTTGAAATATAAAACATTAGGTTTGGAGTTTGCAGTTATGTGTGTGAATCCAATTGATATCTTATGTACTATTGATTTTTTGAGTGAAAGTCAAAAGATCTCAATTCTGGATGCATTCAATTTAGGTCTGTTGATTAGATCAAATTTTTACAAGATACACGGTGAAGTTGATAAAGAAGAGCTTCCAAATATAGCATGGAAACCTCTCAATCCCCCTTTTGAAGCACACACTTCTATTTCTTTGCCTAGAGTGTCTGAGTTAAAATATGATATTCCTGATTGGAGATATAATGACATGATTCCTGGAAAACAATTTTGTTCGTCTTATATACATCTTCCAATGTTCACACCTGATAAAGATGATTTAGTTCCACTTTATCACGGTTCTGATAATGTGCTCCAAGTTTTATTCACAAAACTTGTTGGTTTCAATTCAAAAACAGAAGTTTCAACTTTTGAATCATTGGAATACAAGACAATAATAGAGCGGAATCTAAAGAAAAAACCTACCAATGATGATAAGAAATTTTATAAAGATCAAATTTCAATATCATTAACCCATCAGGTATTATGTGATTTGACCAACAGAGGCCTTCTTCGAAAAAAACATAGAAGTTTAACTAATAATAAAATCCGTAGTGAAAAAGAGCCATACTCTTTGAAAATGGATCATTCTCTTTTAGTGTCTTATCTCACTTCTATTGACTCTAAGGTTGATGAATCAAACCTAGAAATCATCAATAATAGATTTAGATCTAAACTTCATCATTTTGAAGACCTAAAAAGATTATCTGTAAAAAAATTATATAACTCAGCTTATTATCTTGATTTAATATTACGAGAAGTTTCATTAAATTGTAAACGATATACAAAAGATAACACATTTATCTGTAGAAAGGTTCCCAATTTACCAATATATGTTTTTATTAAATCGACTGGTTACAATAAAGAAGGAGATGATAGACCCATTTTTTTCTCTGTAGCTTTCAGGGGAACTCCTTATTGGCCTGGAATATTTGAACCTGCTTTGAATATTACAGAAAATTGGTGGATGACAGATTTTGTGAGCACAGATAAGAGACGAATGGAGCATTTGATTGGCTTATCAGAACAATTATTGATGCAAGCTTACACAGCACATGAAGATTTAAGATTAGGGGAAGGAGACATCAATGATATAGAATATCACATAAAACTGACTTCTTTAATCCTGATGAGTAATTCTCCAAAGATTTCTGAAAGCCTTCAAATCTTAAGGTATTATTATATGAAACTATATTCTGGTTTACCAAATTCTAATGTTTTGGCTTGGAACTCATTATCTAAACTACCGAAATTAATTCGACATCCTCTACAATCTTTTTTATTGTCAAAGCTTATAGAATATCATCCTAAAGTGCTATTGAAATTCAAATTAGAGAAATCACTGTTTGATGAAGAAAAGGAATTTGAATTTGATTATATAAGAAAAGATGATCGAATGGAGGAGGTTCAAACTCCATTTGGGTTTACAATTAAAGATGGTCGTAGTTTCATGAGAGCTTCTTACATGTGCATGTTATATAACAAAAATAGACAAAATTTGGGTTTTGATTCTAAATCTATTTTGGCTAAAATAATGAAAAATGAAATAGATTATTTAGAAAGGAAAAATGTCATATTGGTTGATCACAAAGAGTCATCTCAATATGAAAAATTCCAAGCTAGTCCATCGGCAATCAACATAGGATCAAGACTTTTGCTCAGAGCAATTGGGGAGGTGAATAATATTCCTATAAATGAAATCCAGAACAAAGCATTAAAGATATTGCAAAGTGATCAATTGATCAATCTTATGTCAACAAAATCAAGTAGTAAAGCCGATGGGTTGATTTATGATGAGACCTCATATGATGTTAGATCCAAAGTGTTTGTTGAGATTATTAATTTAATAAAGGACAATCCAGATGAAGTTAAACCACTATTAATTGATAATTTACCTCTAATTAGAAAAAAATGGGTGAATTATGTGACAGCATCACTTTTTAAAAAAAATCAAATAGGAGGAGTCAGGGACATTTACATATTGGATCTAATCTCAAGATTAAGAATGCGGATTTTAGAAGACATATCACGAGGATTTTGTTCTTTGTGTCCAGAAGAGAGCATGACCCATCCAGATACAAAATTGAAATTTGTGACGAATCATCAAATGAAATGTGCTAGGTTTTTTAAGACTGACAAATATTTTACATTACGATATTCTGGCGACATGACAAATTGGGCAAATCTCATGATGATGGATTTTTTTAAGCAAATGTTCTCACAATTGTGTCCTGATCTAATAGCATTGATAAATGACATATTGATAACTGATTCAAATAAACGACTATATGCTCCAGAGCAATTATTAAAGAGTTTTGTCAATCACCCTGATTCAATCATATCAGATGATAGCGTTCAATTCCTCAAGTCAGTTTTCTTGGGTCGTAAGATATCACTAATTTGCAAAGAGAATCAGCCCTTTATCACTAATAGAACTAATATGATGCAAGGAATTTTACATTACACTAGTAGTTTATATCACTTGGCTCATTTGCACTTATTTAAATCCTTGTTTGTGAAACACTTAGAAATGAAATATAAGATTAAATCTCTTGTTGATTTTGAAGTTGGCTCTGATGATGAAGCAATCTTAATTAGTTTCAGTACTGAAGATTTGAAATCAATTGGGAAAAGAATAATAGATGATTTTATAAGTATAAAATTGAGTTGTGATAACATGTTTGGAATCAGAACTTCAAAAGAGAAAAGTACAATTTCTATAAATAATGTGTTTGAGTTCAATTCACAATTCACTTTTGGTAACTCAACCATCAGCCCTTCTATAAAGTTTACAGCTCGGTGCTTAGATGATAATCCTGCTGAAACAATGAAATTAAGAGTGTCTAATTTCCATAGCCAACTTCTTCAGATGCGTGAGAATGGTTGTTCAGGGTTTTTGTGTCATGTTGCCTCAATTTTGCAGGAGTCAATTTTAGAAAAAAATATGGGACTAAGGATCATGTCTTGGGATGAGGGTAACACACCATTTCCTAATTGTAAATTATCTAGCTTTGGTGCATATTATATTCATCCCCCAGAGACATCAGGTTTAGTTTCTAGTGATTATGATGATTGGTTATCTTGTTATCAAGAACCAAGTTTAACTGGTATTTATCTCAAATACTCCATCAAAGATGTTTTAATTCATGAACAATTTGGACATTCCTTAACTTACAGACTTTGGCCAAAGAAGAAATATAATATTGTGATAAATCAATTAAGAATTGATCAGAGTGTCAAGGATAATCAGTCAAGGTGTATTTTAACAGGTCAACCTCAAGATTATAATGATTTAAAACTTTTAGCTGAAGCTTATGCATTGCAACCTGGTATTGCTAAGTCATTTTCTTGGCTTTCAAGGAACGAAATAGTTCAGCTAAGTGCATTTGCTCAGTGGGGTTTAAAATTTGAAGATAAAATTCTGTCTGAGATTATCAGTGAAAAGTTAAAGCCTGTTGATTTGAACACATGCTTCCCAGATTCATCTCAATACCTTAAAATCTTTGAGATTGAAAATCATGATAACAAATATATTCGATTGCCAAAAGAGAGAGTGTTCAATTACAACAAATACTATCCTAATATCTACAAAGACTCAGTTTTTAGACATTGGAAAAAGGCTCTGGATCAATATTGGTTTAAAACTGCTTATGGAAAACAATCTATTGAGTTAGAAACTACTATATCAGCCATCAAACAAATTATTCCTTGGCTTTGTCCAACTGTACTTGAAACAATTATTGAGTCACCATTCAACAATTTCACAGAGATTCTTGCATTTTTTGAAACCATATTTAAGAAATCAAAGATTATAACCTTATTGTCATCAGGAAAGGTGATTGATGTGACATCTATTGAGTCATTAATTAAATATAACACATATTGCCAAAAGAAGCTAACATCTAGTGTGTTTGAACAATCTCATTCAGTCAATTATACTTTAAGTAGCTTAGAAAGTCATTTTAATTCATGGAGTGATCTATTAAGAGTGGCTGATGAGAAAGAACAAGATGTCTTGTTAAGGGAAGCTAGTGATAGTTTTGCTTTATTATTGCAAGATCTTACTCAACAATCCCTTTATGATTACATTAAAACATCTAGTAAACATCAAGTTAGGTTTATTTTGAGCATCTTAGTCTCAATTGGCATGATAGATTTGACAAGATTTTTGGATATGTATCCTGGAGATCTAATCATTTATTTAGATCCTCAGAGATTTGTAAATGATGTCTGGGTTGGAAAGGGAAGAACACTAATAAAGCATGCATCAATGGTTTCAATAATGCATTTAAATGGCAATAAAATATTGAAAATAGAGGGGAAAAATCCTATTTCTGATTGGCAATCTTGGACAAACAAAGGATTTCTGATTGACAAAGAGTGTAAATGGATAAATACAGAAGTTCATATCTTGGGAGATGTATCATTAACTTATAAGAATGGATTCAGATTCAAAATAGGATCCTCTTATAGTCAGAGATTCGGTATTAGTTCTAATCCTAAAGTGAATATGAAAGAAACCCTTGCAGATAATGGATCAGAGGTTGCAACTAAATGGTTTAATAATATTGCTTTAAATGTCCAAGATGTGAGATATCTACATGATTCTGATTCAGCCTTTTCAAAAAACTGCTTGAAGTTGATTAGGGAAATGAGAAGAGCATCTATTCCAATCCGATTGAGAGAACACATCAGTCTTGATCAGTTTGAAGTCAAGAATTTGGATGAAATAAAAGAAGAAAAGGAATATAATATTGATGATTTAGAGGAGATAATGGAAGCAGGGTTTAAAGATGTAGAAGATGGTATAGATTATGAAATAGTTTATGACACTTGGATGGATTCACAAGATGTTGTGACAAATTTAACCAATTTAGAGTTAGTGCTAGAAGAGAAGAATCCTTTCACTGGAAATTTGAGTAACTCTTTATTATCTTCTATAGGAATTGCTAATACAATGTACCTGACAGGGAAATTTCCAAAGTTTAGGTATCTAAATGAAGCCCCAGTTCATATTCCAAAAGCTTCAGTGTTAAAGAAACTTGTTATTATTAAAAAATTATTTTAATCATTGTAGAGAAGATTTAGATTTGTAAAAAAACAATAGGGTTGAATCATCTTGGGAATTACAAAAAGTTAAAATAATCTCCTTAATGGTTTTTTTAAAAGTTTAGTT